GCATTTAGAATTGAAGCCATTATGCTAATTCCTCATCTGTTGGTTTAGCTAGTGTAGGATGTTCCCACTTAGCAATGTAATCGCCTTTGCCATCTGAATCGTTTTGTAGTGTGATTACAGTCCAAAAGTCTTTATCTGTTAATTGTGGATAAATAGACAGAATTTTTTCAAGTAAAGTCATTATGCACTCCTTACTAAAAAGGCTTGAAAATAAGATAGTCCTTGTGTACCTGCAATGCTTGGTGAAGTTCCAGTTTGCAAAGCATACAACTCTAAATAATCTGTTGTTCCGTTCATATAAAATAAAACACTTACAATGCAAGACATTTCTGTTTGATTGGTTATTTGAACTTCATTACCTGCTTTATAAGGACTGCCACCATTTTTGTAAACTCTAATGGATGACCTTGTTGCTGTTCCTGTGCTTGGGTACATATCAGCCGCCCCATTTACTTGGTAATATCCAGCAACATTTGGAGTAAAAGTAGATGAAGTAAAGCAATTTGCAGTATCAAATTCTTCTGTATCAAAAGTAACTTTAGTCCAAGTATTTGATGTAATGCTTTGGTTTGATGATTTGTAAGCACTAAACGCTGGCATATTACCGCTAACCATTACTGTGCCAGTAGCGGCAGGCAAATTCAGCGTAGTAGTACCAGCAACCGCTGGTTCTTGTAAGGTAATGCTACCTGATGATGAACCTACTAAAACAATACTCATTATTCACTCCTTTGGTTTATTTTAATGGTTTTCATCTTACAATACCACCCATCTTTGATCAGCACCAACAGTTACTGAGATGCCTGAGTTAATAGTAATTGGGCCAACGCTCATTGCGTTTTTACCTGTTGTGATTGTGTAGTTAGTTGTTACGATTAGGCTGTTTTCTTGGAAAACCTCATCACCGCCACCACCTGTAGCACCACCACCTAATTGACCCCATGCACCACCTTGATAGCCTTCAAACTGTGAAGTAGTGGTGTTATAACGAATCTCACCATTTACAGGGCTAACTGGGCGTTCTGCTGTAGTTCCCTTAGGGATAAGCATAAACCCTGTGCCAGTAAAGCTAGGATTAGTAAAAGCAGTAGTTAATTGACCCAAGCTAATAGCATCAGTAGATACAGTACCATTAGCCAAGTTAACAACCTTTTGGCTATTCATGTCCAAATTGCCTGTCATTGGCGTTTGACCATCAGAAGCTACTGAGCCTGTTAATGCTGTAGCTATGTCTGATAGGGTGTTATTAGCCCATGTAGACGATATGCTTGTGCCTGTTACTACAGGATTACCTGCTGGGAGTGAATAAACCCCTGATCCGTTTCTACTCATTTGTTGCCCCTTTTGTAGCGGAGTTCATAATTAATAATTTTGCCAATCTACGCTGTTCAGGTGTGCCTGAATTAGCTAAGTCAATTACAGGTCTAGCTGCTCTACCTGCTGCATAAACACCTTCGCCAACCAATCTAGGGCTTTGCAATGGTAATGTAGCCAATGGCACTAAACCAGCAGGGCCAAGAGTTAAACCACCCATTACACCGCTACCTGCTGTAAAACTTGGCATTAATTGCTGAATACCTCTAGGAGCAAAAGTGTTAAGTGATTGACCTGCTAGTGCTGGCATCAAGTCAACACCAGCATCATTTTTCAATACATTGGCTAATTGCTGACGATATGCGTAGCTTGTATTGGCATTGTTACGCATCAAAGACTGTAATCTACGCACAGCAGAATCAATAGCTACTCTGTCACCCAAGCCTAATGCTTGCTCAAGTTCACGCTCAACGCCCAATGATTCTTCATAATCACGCATTGTTTTAGCGTAGTTAGGATCTTGCTTAACAATCGTCTGTTTAACCTGACCTCTAGTTTGTGTAAGGATAGATTTAGCTTCCTTAGACATATCATTGCTATACAAGTCATCAATTCTGCGTTTAAGAGCGTCTAAACCTTGGGCTGTATGCAATTCAGGCTTGGATTTCCACTCTTGAACAACTTTGGCGATTTCATCTACTTCTCTTAATGTCTTATCGCCCACTCTTGATGCTGAAACACCGCCAACACCCTTAACTGTCAAGCCTTGTAATGTGTCATTAAAAGTCTTTTCAATAGGGTTGAAGTCCAAAAACACTTGATTTTTGTTAGTGGTTTCAATGCCTTGCTCGTAAGCTGCTTTGCGTTGATTCTTTAATGTTTGCAAGCCACCTTGTGCAGCTTCAAGAACATCGGTAACAGGTGTCTGACCACGCAAGTTTGATACAAACTGTGGGTTTTTAGTTACACCAGCTTTAAACGCTTCACCGATAGCATCACGACCTGAACCTGTGGATAAGCCAAGTGCTTCTCTACCTAAGTAACCCATGCCTGTAACAACAGGCTTTACTAGCTCACCAAATACGCCACCACCTGCACCATAAAGGGCTTGTTCGCCACGATTATCTTGGTCAGGAGTTAAGGCGTATCCAGTTGCACCACCAATAGTCGCTTGCTGACCAGTAGCTCTAGCAAAACTTGGAATCATGTTAGTTGCTTTAGCTACAGTAGGAATATTGCCAACAACATTAAGTGCTTTTTGCGTAGCACCAAATGGCAAAATGTAAGAGCCATATTGACCTACAGTTCCAGCTACAGGAGAAACACTCTTAGCACCCTGTGTCATGGCACTACCTACTTCTACCATGCGATCACCAGCATTAGGGAAGCCAACCATTTGGGTTAAAGCACCAGCACCTTTAATAAGTTCACCAGTACCACCCATAATCATAGGGCCAACAACGCCTGATCTACCACCTGTTTGTGGATTGCGTAGACTGTTTAAAAAACGATCATAAGATGATTCAGGCTGCATAACAGCCCCTTGTGGCAAAGGTGGCGTATCTTCAACTAAGACTGCACCTTTGGGTAGTGGTGGTAATGTATCGCTCATTCTACAGGCCTTCCTGTTCTTTCATAAACCCATTTGCCGTTTTTAACAATGATATTTTGACCATTTAAAACCGCTCTTTGGGTTGTTGCTGAACCACTAGGTTTTGTTTCTGTCTTTAATTCTATTGGCTTAATTTCAACATATTCACGCAAATTCTCAGGAACAGCTTTCTGAGCAGAGCGATAATTTGTTTTAATTGCGTCTGAAGTAAACTCTCTTTGATTGTTGTATAGCTTGTTGATAGTAGCTCTATCTTTTAAGAAAGCGTCAAATGCTGTTGGGTCTACAAGAACTTGCTCAAGAATTTCTAAGTCAGGGCCGTTAAGAACACCCAATCCAAACGCTTCTTTACCTTGTAACTGAGCAGTTCTCAAAGCACCCTTGAATTCTGCCTTCACATTAGGCTTTAACATATCCGTACCGCTATATTTGCCAAACAAATCAACAAGTTTATTCAATGATTTTTGGTATCCAATAGCACCATTGACAGTATCGTTAGCTTTACCAGTTAAAGGTTTGTTTTGCTCTGATATGAAATCTCTAGCTTGTTTACCACTTAAACCTGTAGGTGGTGGTGGAGCTTTGAAATAATCATACTCTTTTGTTGTTGGTGGTTTAGGTGTTGCAGCAGATGTTGCAGCAGTAGGTGTTGCAGCGGTTGCTGTTGGGGCTACCTGTGTATTAACAGGAGATTGACCGCCAACTACAGGCTGATTGCCACCAACAGGTGCATTTACGCCACCAATGTTTGTATTAATGTTTTCATCAGCAAATTTAATTCTGTCAGCCATGCTCAAAGCTGGTTTACTTACACCTAGTAATTGCATAGTGCTCTTAGGATCAGGTGAATTTGCATCGTAACGATAAGTTTCAGTATTGCCAGTTTTATCATTAACTATGCTGACTTCTTGGTATTTAGGCTCACGGAATAGTTGTTTAGCTAAAACAGGTGCAAGAGCTTGACCTTGAGGTGAGCGAGCACCAATAGCTTTTGCATAAGCAGATTGCAAATCAGGGGCAATCGCATCAGCACCTTTTTGTGACCCCATAGTCATCACACCTTGGTCATCAAGTAATGTTTGACCTTCAGGCACAACATCAGGAGTTGCTTGACGGCCACGCAATGTTGATAGAATGTCTTGTGATTCTTGAACGCCTAGCTGTCTTAATCTGTTAGCAAGATCTAATTGTGCTTTTTCAGCCTTTTCAATACCTCTTTGACCAACATAAAGGTTGGCTAGGTTAGCAAGGTTTTGAGTAAAAGAAGGGGCAACATAGTGACCACTAACCATTTGAGCTTGTGGCTGTTGCAAACCTGATTGCAATAGCATCTCTGCCATTCTTTGTTGGCGAGTAATTTGCTGTTGTTGTGCAAGTTGATCGGCTGATAGCGTTCCAATGTCTGCCATTTTATTCTCCGTAATTTCCAAAACCATTAGTTCCACGATTGAAATCGCTAAATGGATTCCAAGTGTTGCTACCTAATTGGCTAATTTCTGATTTCATTTCAGGAGATACTTGCATACCTTCAGGCTTTTTACCACGCAACATAGCTGCCATAGCAAGTTGGTTCATACCAGCATTGCTTTGCATTTGACCAGCTTGGTTTACCAATTGGTTTTGTTGTGCAAGAGCAGCTTGTTGATTAGCTTGTTGTTGACCAAAGTTTTGGAATACAGGTTGTAAACCGCTAACTTCTTGCATTTTTGGTGGCATCAAGATATATGGGTTCATAGTAATCCGTAATCTACGACTTTGTAGCCGTCATCAAGGGTTCTAACTGCATGAGGATAAACTTGCTCTACTTCTTGAGCCATGTAACCGATATGAGTGCCGTGACCTGCTAGCTCATGGTCTTTGAACTCATCTTTGTATTCAAAGCTATAAACAGTCAAGCCGTTAGGAGCAATACCGATTGGTTCAATGTTTTCTTTAGTGCGGAAGTCTGACATAGCCATAATACCTGCACCACCAAGACTGAATAAGCCTTGTGTCATTTGGTTGTTAGCAGCATTTTGTGCGTTAGTTGCACCCAATTGAGCGTTGTAACCCATCTGAGTAGCACCCAAAATATCAGCACCAGCAGTATTTGCTTGCATCGCTGGGTTAACAAATGTAGGCCCTTGCACTTGTGATCCAGTACGAACAGCGTTTAGCGTGTTCAATGGTTCATTACGCAAGTAAGCCTGTTCTTGTAGACCTTGTTGGCGAGCTTGTTGACCAACGCCAAAACCTTGAGTTGTTGCACCCAATAATAGGTCATTCTCACGCTGAGATTGAGTTGCCATAGCTCTGTTGTACGCTTCAGAGCCAATAGGAATACCTCTGTTTGCCAAGTCAACGCTCAATGCTTCACGCCCCTGTTGAATCTGTGGGGCAAGTCTTTGCATATAGGCTTCTTGGTAAGTCTGACTAGGATTAAATCCTGTGCTTGGTAGCTTGCTTATGTCAAATGGGGTGTCGAGCATATTGCCAACATATCCCAAACCTTTTTCAGCTAACTTGCCAAGACCTAGACTAGATTTGTTTTGGTAGTCTAAAAGCTGTTGTTGGACAGGGGAAAGTGACTGTGTCGCAGACCAAGTAGGGTTGCCATAAGGATCTTCGCCTGAAATCTTATATTCAAGCGAGCCATAAGGCGTGTATTGATTAACACGATTAGCTGCAATATTTGCACGAGCAGCTTCTAAGTTGCCTTCTGCCGTTTGTCTTGCTGCACCTTCGTAATCGGGTGGCGGTGGAGCACTAGCCGACTTTCCCATATCTCTCTCCTAAAAACTTACATTTGTCTTTTGACATTACAAAAAACAACAAATCTCCAGTAGGAAAAACATCAAGTAATCGTGCTTGTTCCTCAAACCCCAATTTCTTGACAAACTCTATTGACTTGTCGTTGCTACTTATTACTGGGGCAATAATCTTATCTACCCCTAATTGTATAAAAGGATAATCAAAAATGGTAGCTAAATATTGCTTATTTAATCCTTTTCCAAGATAAATATGGCAAGTCACCGATTTTTTGTTGTAATCCTCATACCAAACTACTGATTCTATTTCTTCGCCTACCCACCCGATTGTTGTTGAATTCTCAGGTGTCCAAACCATGTTTAACTTTTCTGCAATAAATGGCCCTAATATGTCTTTATCAAAACTAAGCAATTAGAGAACTCCACCTTTTTCCATTACATAATCCGTTGACGCCCAACGCAGTTCGATGCCTTGCGATGCCACATTTATATTGACAGAGCCTGAGTAGCCTAAACCACTAACACCTTGCCATAACTTAGTAACAGTCAAACCACCGCCCCAGTTAGCGTTATCCCATGTGCTTGAATCCCAAATACCCACATTGGTAAGTGATGGGTTAAAGGCAATCTGATTGGTCAATGGAACTGTGTCGAAATCCGTGCTAATACCGCATAAAACAGTCGGTACGCCATTATCTGTTTGTAGGATAGGTCTTACCAAGGTAAAGCGTTTTTGTTGACCACGGCTGTCGAAATAGCTATAAGCCTGTTGTGCAGTTGCAACAATATTGTTACCAGCGTCTGATGTAGTGCTATAGAAGTCACCTACAAAGCCGTTAGATCCAAAGTAAATCTTGTTGTCACCTGATACTTCCCAACAGAAAGCATTGATGTTTGTGAACTTAGCCCATGACTTTGTAATGGTGTGCATCACATACTGGTCAAAGCTAGTGCCATTAGGAATGTTCAAAATCAACATATTTTGGCTTGCAAAGAAGTTAATCTGCCATCCAAAACTTGCGTAATAAGTTGTAGCTGCTTGGCTTACAGCATAGAAAATCTTGTCAGTTAAGTTAACACGAGGGTCTAAGCGTGATGATTGCAAGGCAGCAGACATTGGAACTAAACCATCTTGCGTTAACAATAGCAAGTCACCGCCAAACTTGAAGAAGCATCTGCGAGCAAAGGTTTGACCCATTTGCCATACGCCTACTTCACTCCAAGCATTAGGGTCTGAAGGATTTGTTCCTTTATAAACAATGACTTCGCCCATGCTAGTAACAAAAGCTGATAGGTCATCAACGCCATAACCAGCGTCTAATGTCCATGTACCCATCGCTTGTAAGTAACCGCCTGATCGAGCAATTGAGCCTAATGGGAAATCTAGTGCAGCACCACCGATAGATTCAACAGGCAAATACCAAAATGTCATACTGTTTTTTTGTACAAAGAACAGTCTGTTTTGGCACATATTGATATTGATAAAGGTATTGCTGTTAGCACCTGTAATACCTAAAACTGTATAGCTTCCAACAACAGTAGCATCAGCACTTGGGGCTGTAGCCATTGTGTAAGTAAAGGTTGTTGCACCAGTTACAGTAACAAAGTAAGTGCCGTTGTAGTTTGATTCTGTAGCACCTGAGATAGTTACTCGGTTGCCTGTAGCTAAACCATGAGCAGAAGCAGTAGTGACTGTGGCTGTAAGGTTGCCTGTGCCACCCCTTGTAATTGTGCTGATTGTTTGTGCAGTAGTGGTGGTAGCCATCTTATACCACCTAGTGCCATCATAAATAATGGCTGGGTCTGCACCATTCACCGCAATTAAGAAGTTACCGCCTTCGGTAGAAATCATGCAATGTTGGAATCTGCTATTGGTCAACCCTGTAAGCACAGAAGTTGCAGTAGATGTTGATGCGTTATAGATAACACCGCCAGCAATAGCAAAAATAGTGTTTGTGCCATCAGCATTGGCGTAGTTCATCAATGTTTCTACATTGCCTGTAATGCCTGTAGATTTCTTAGAATAGCCTTTTCTAAGGGTTACATCGGTTGGCGTAGGGTAAAAGTTGACCAATTGCACCGCATCTAATGGGTTCATTTCAGCTAAAGAATCCCTAGCGTTCCATCCACCAATAGGTGAAGCCAATGAAGCAGTTACGGCTGAGAACTTTTTAGGTACTGGCATTATTAAGATCCGTAGCCAGTATCAGGAATGTTAGCCCAACCAATCAATACTGCACTTGGTTGTGGGGCGAATGACAATGTGGCAGAACCCTTGTCGTTAGCCTTGGCTACATTCAAGTAACGCATATAGTCTTGTTGCAATGCAGTAGTATCGAATGACTTGATTTGGAAATATTTAAGTTTTGTCAATAAAACCAATACAGAATCATCCAATACAGTTGTATCGGTATCAGCAGTAAAGCTATTCTTTACTTGGTTTGTGGCACTTCTAGCCCATCCCTTAGAGCGATATTCAAAGCCTAAGTATTCTAGGGTGTTGTATGGTGGCCAAATCTGAAACTCATTACCCAAGATTCTCCAACGAACTCGTGGGCCTGTTGAGATATAACCTGATTTAAGCCATTGCCATTGTTGAGCGTCTACTGGCCCAAGCATTTGCCAATGTTTCGTCTTATCCCAATGGGTATTATCTGTAATGGTTTCGTAGTCAGGTGGCAATGGGTAAATGGTCTTACTGAATGTGACAGTACCGCCAATGCTTGTGGCAGAAGCCAATTGACTTGTTCTTACAGTTGATCCTGTAACAGATTCCACATAAGTATCTTGTGGGATTGCTGTTCGAACGATTGAATAGGTGTTGTCCAAACCTGTGGTGTTAGCAACATTTAATAGGTCATAAGTGTTGTTAACTGTGTCACAGGTTGTGGTTATTGCAGTTGTGTAGAAGCGATATTCCAGCTCCAATGCTTGCCAGTTATGTTCTTTTACTAGGTCATACCCTGCTCGGTTCATTAACGCAAGAATCTGTTGCACATCTTGGCTAGTGTTACCTGCTACATAAGTAGGTACGGCTAAGTTAAGTTCGCTGGTTACTTGTTGTACAAGTTCAAGCATTGTCGCTGACATATTAGGCTTCCTCTGTGGCTACCGCTTTAGGTTTACGGGGTTTCTTCTCACCAACAGCAGCAAGTATAGCGGCCATTTGATCTTGCATTTGAGCCAGCTTCGCATCTGTTTCTGCTTTCATTTTAGCAGTTTCTGCATCCTTTTTGGCAAGTTCTTCTTTCAAAGCGTTAATTTCTTGTTCACGCTTATCAGTTTCCGCTGCTGTTGTTGCTAGATTTAAAAATGCCTTTGCCTTGTCACGGAATGAATATGGTGACATACCTACCGCCATACCGATTCTCTGTAACTGTTGATCTGAAGCATTTGCAATAGATTCTACTGTGTGGAACTTCATGCCCCTAAGTTCTTCAGCTTGGCTTTTTGATACCAAAGGCCATTCTGATACAGGTGTTCCTACAACTTCCTCATCGTGAGCACCTTGTCTATTCATGTAGTTAGCCCATTGAATAGGGAAGCGTTGCTTGTGGCTTTGCAAAGCATAGGTGTCAATTTCGGTGAGTGTATCGCCAGCAACGCAAATATGAACAAAGTCAAAGTCTTTGTAGATTGGTCTGCCAGCTTCTATGGATTCTTGCTCTTGTTGTACGGATTTCTTGTAAAAGCGTACTTGTAAGCGTGAATCTGCTCCTTGTGTATCTGAAGGTAATGCCATTTTTAAATCTCCTAAGTGGTTAGGTAAAGTTAAATGAAAAAAGGGGCTACCGATTAAAGTAACCCCTCGTTTTTACTACATAGTGCTATTAAACACTAGTTGCTGCGAACCAAGCATAATCACCTGAAGCTAGAGCAACGGCTGGGCTTGTGTAAGCACCAGCAGAACCTGTAGCAACAAATGTTGAAGCGTTGATTGAACAAGTAGCTGTAGAAGCAACAATCGCTGCACCAGCTTGAGCTAGTACATAACGCTTGCCGTCTGAACCAAATACCTGTGAACCCAATGGGCCGTTTACAGGAATGGCTACACCAGCAGAGTTAGGATTAGTTTGGACTACTGAATCCAAATCAATGCCTGAGGTTGGGGTAATGTTATATGACATGATAATTTCCTTATATTAGTCTGTTGATTAAGAACCAGTCAAAATACCTTGTAATGAGGCATTAGAGCAAGTTAAATTGCCCGCCCAGCCATACAATTTCACGATGGCGTCTTGGTTAATTGACTGACGCTCACCACCGATAGGTACAAAGTTACGCTCTTTGTGTGGGCGGAAGAAAATGTAGTTAGTGTTCAAAAGATACATATACAACGGATTCTCTTGAGCACCGATACCGCCACCCAATACAACATCAGCAGACATACCACCACCATAGAACTTCAATGATGCAAAGCCAGCAGCACCTTCTTCAACACCAGCGATACGCTGAATAGCCTGAAGTGATGCAACATAGCGTTGATACAAAGTGTTACCAGCAATAATAAGGTCAACCTTATCAGTACCACGAACAGACTTGATAGCAGCAGTTGTCATTGCAGCTTGGATTGTTGTTGAAGAATCAGCACCAGTAGTTGCTTGGTTTCTCCAAAATTCCCAGTTTGCACGATTGATACCACCATAAGTACCTGTTGAAGGTGATGTAGAGATAGCAGCAGCAAGACCTGTAATGTTCTTACCACCATTGCCTGTACCATCGCCATAAAGGTCTGAAGAAATGCGGTTCAAAAGGCGAGCTTCAGAAACTTGCATACGACCATCTAACAAGTCGATGATTGCTTCTTTGCTTGCGTTTTGTAACATTTCTAGACCACTCATAGTCACAGAATCAGCGTACTGAGTAATTGAATACTGAGCAGCAGAAATTGGGCTATCAGGAGTGATGTTCAATACTTCATAGCCACTATAGCTATTAGCATTGTTGGTCGCAGGGTCATTGTACATGATCTCCTCCAGGATGACATTACCACCTGAGAATGGGCGTACATTACCCTTAGAGTTCAATCTTTGTAGGATTGCGTTGTTTTGTGTTAAGTTGTCTGCCAATACTCCGCTACGGCTTTGAATGGTAGTAGCGATAATATCGGTGATTGCTGAGTTAGCAAAAGCCATGATATTTCCTTTATAAAATTAAGTTAAACCCGACCACCCTCTGCATCGGCTAAATTAGCCATCAACAAGGATCGTCTATCCTTTGCATCTGAGTTTTCACTTGACCGCTAGGTGTAGCTGATCGTGGGCTAACTGCAGTTGCTTTAGCTTTAGCTACTTGCTGTGCCTTAGACGCTTGGGTAGTAGCTGATTTCAGGAGTTTTTCCTGTTCCAACCTGTACGCTTCGTCATTCATACGCACCGCTTTGGCATAAGCCGATTCTAGGTCTTGGGCTAAACCTCGCTCAAGTAGTTGAGCCATATCTTCCCTTACCATTTCAAAGTGCGGAAACCGCTCTCTGTCACTACTTACTCGATTGATTTCTTGAGCCAATCGAGCATTTTCTTCTTGCTCCCTAATCGCTGACAGTTGTTGCACTTGCTGTTGCGTTACTTGCAATTGTTGCATTAACTGTTGTTGATAAGGGTCTACATACGCCTGTTCAGGCATCTGAATAGCATCTTGATTTAATTGTATTCCATAATCTTGTGCAAGTCTATTAAACGCTTGCAACTTTTGTTCGTATGTGCCATTAGCTAAAGTGTAGTGTGCTCTACCCAAGTTATTGATCCAAGCTACTGGATGAATACCATGCTTTTGTAGTTCAGGTTCAAATTGACCAATAGCCTGTGTAAGTTCTCTAGCTTTATCAGCTTCAGCCTTGTAAACAGATACGCCACGCTTGAATTCTGTTTCACGAGTGATACCTGCGTATTCAGCAAACTTAATAGATTCTTCTTTGGTGAGTGGCTTGCCTGATGCCAACTTTTCCCATGTAGAAACAAACTCTTTCTTAAAGGTTGTAGGCTTTTGTAGCGTGTACTCTACTTGTTCTTCAACATCATCCACAGCCTCTGCCACAGGCTCAGATTCTGCACCTTGATCGCTTTGGGTATTGGATTCTTTGGCTTTAAATCTGCCTTTTTCGTCACGCTCTGCACTTTCTTCGACAACTTCTTCGCCACCTTCTTCACTAGCGTTTTCGGCTTGGATTGGGTCATCATTTACTTCAATCTCCTTTTCGATTGGTGCTTCAAGTGTGCCTTCTTCGGCTTGTTCTAATGCTGCTTCCAACATCTCTCTGCGATCATCTGACATGGTTTTTCCTTATCTATATCTAAGTTTTGAATATGCAATTTCCGCAATCTGACGCTTACGGGCCTCTTGGTCTTTACGACTAATTTCGATTGGTTTGTGCTCCATTGGTATATCGTTACCAATTTCTACGCAGTTATTACGCTTTAGGTTCTCACGATGCTTGGATCTTGATGAAATCCATGTGCCATCAGCCATAGAGATATGACCTTCAATATCAGGCACTACCATTGGGGCATCTCTGCGTGTCATGGCTAGTTTATCCTTCCATGCTTGCTCTGCCTCAGGGGTGTTATATGGAATATTCCAATAAGTTAGGTACTTTTCCATGTCGCTCATCTGACTTTCGTCATATTCTTCTCTAGCGACCTTGCAACATGGGCAAATAACGCTGACTTTTACCAATGCCATTACATTCTCCTTATAATTTCAGGTAGTTGATCATATTCTTCAGGTCTGAGTAGGCAAATGCTGTCATACCAACGAGCATTTTTCCATCTCCAACAAACAAATTCTTCTTTAGGTAGCAAAACCACGCATTTAACGCCCAAAGCACCAGCCAAGTGAGCAGTTCCTGTGTCTACTGTGACCACGCCCTTCATGGCTTTCATGTGTTTTGCAGTAATAGCCCAATCTTTCTTCCACCCATCGTTAGGTAGTGGCCTAAACATGGCATCGCTTTCAGGATTTAGGGAATAAACATCATCACCGACCAGTTTATTCATGTGCTCGGCAGAAATAGATTTGATCCATTGCAAGTTTCCCTTGCTTGCCGCCCAATTTACCCCTACTTTCTTAGGAATATTGCTTGCCTCTGCTTCTAAATAGCCCTCTGAACCAACGACTTTCTTGTTATTCACAGGGAAAAGTGCCTTTACATAAGGCATTGAGCAATCAATGTAGTACGGTAATGACATTGAACCAATCCAATAATCACATTCTAGAGCTGGGCCTTCTTCTGTCATGTTAGTAAGTTGGTCGATGCACTCCATTTGACCCAAAATTGGCATCAAAGCTGGAACTGTCAGCACAACAACTCTGGCTGCGCCCATAACTTTAAGGGCTGGTAGGAATCTAGCGTATTGGAATATATCTCCAAAGCCTTGCTCCATTTGCACAACAATAGATTTGCCATGCAATGATTCACCGCACCATGTTTTGGGCGCTGCTGGTTCTCGTTTATAGGGAATAGTTTGGTTAGCTAAGATAGCTGGATGCCAGCGGTATTCAAAAAGCCTAAAGCCAGCAGCATATCTGCCAGCATGTAGATGGTCGTAAGCCTTCTTGTACTCTGAGTGTGGGTCTAAATTAGTAATAATAATGCTTCCTCATCATCTCGTTCAGCTGCCATTTGAGCTTCGTGAATCGCTAACATAGCTTGAGCTTGTGCTATTTGATTCCTTAACTCAACTGTTTTCAGCAGTTGTTCTTGCTGGCGTTGAAGATTGATAATGGTCGCATTGAGTTTCTTAAGGTCAGTTGACGGTTTATCAATCTTAACTTCTGAAACAGATTCTACTTTAGGTGAATTAACTTGTACAGGTTTAGGGTCTACTAAATCCCTAATTTGTTGCTTGCGTAGTAATTGTTTATCTAAGCGAGCTTGTATCTTGGCAGCTTCGGCTTGAGCAAGCTTCTTCTGCAACTTCTTCATGCGCTTGACTTCTTCTTTAGTGAAGCCATCGTGCATGTCGATTGTGTCTGGGAACGGCACAACGCTACCAATGATATTGGCTGTGTCGTCTTCGTCAGTAACGTCTATTGTTCCGCTGATAGATGTTGCACCAACCAAGTTGGCAGTATCGTTCTCATCGGTAACGCTGATTGAGCCAGATATTGTGCTTGCGCCAGTTAATGTGGCCGTATCTGTACCGTCAGTTGCTAGGATGTAACCATCAGCGCGGTTTGCACCACTAATGTAGGCTGTGTCTTCGCCATCCGTAACAGAGATTGAACCAACTACTGCAACAGCACCTGTAATTGTGGCCGTATCGTCAGAATCAGTTACATAAATCGTACCTGTAATGCGTTCTAACAGGAGAACGAAATGGCAGATTTAAGAAGCGCACTAGAAGAAGCAATGTCCCAAGCAGAAGACGGCACATTGGAAACACCTATTGAACGAGAAATTGAG